GAAAGGCGGAGTTGATCCATTGGCTGAGACGATGAACAATTTGTCGGCCAAAACCCGAGCGCAGATGGGCGGTCTAGATAAAACCACAGCGGCTCAGGCAAAAGCACGAGACTTAGAGCTAAAGCAGGCAAGAAATATGCAGAGTTTTGTACAGGCCGGAGTAGAACCAGCCACTCGAGCTTTGGCAAAATTCACAGAAATAACCGAAGACCTCATTGATAAAGTGGGGCCAGGGTCTGAGGGAAGAGTCAAGGCCCGCAAAGCACAGCGCGAAGCAGAAAAAAAACAACAGGCTGAAGTAGAAAAACAACAACAAGCAGTGCCATTGCCGTCACCGCAACAGACACCGGGCGGAAAAGGTAAACGCAGTGGTGCCCGCGAAGAGACCAGTAGGGCAGAAGAAACTGCTCCGGTCGCCGCAACTGATGTTGATAAGATTCTGGCCACAATTCGCTACAGAGAGTCTCGTGGCCAGTACACAAAAGAAAATACAGATATAGATCCAAAAACTGGGAAAAGGGTATCAACAGCTTCGGGTGCATATCAATTCATTGATTCGACATGGCAAGCAAAAACCAAGCAAGCCAAATTAGGAACAGAATACGCCCGTGCCAAAGATGCGCCCAAAGAAATTCAAGACGCTATTGCTAGACTGTATGTTGAAACCTTGCTAAAGCAAGCCGGCGGTGATGTCAGCAAAATTCCCCTTGCTTGGTATACTGGTAATATTCAAGGAAAAATAAGCGCTGATGCTCTAGCAGCCAACAAAGGAATGACTCCGGAAACATATCAAAGTAAATGGATGACAGACTACGGTAAAATGTCTAGACCAAATGCATCAACCAACGTTGCAACTCTGAGTGGCCCCACTGCCAAATACACCGCCATGGCAGACACTGTGACCAGCAACTTGACAACACAACAGCGCCAAGACCAATCGGTCAGCCAAACCAGTTCCATGCAAGAACAAAACGCCTTGTTGTTGGCACAGGTTGATCAAATGAGTGAGGTGATTAGATTATTGAAAACTCAAAACTCAACGAGTACTAAAATACTGCAAAGCACACAGTAGGTGTTGCTAAATATACAACCATGGCAGACAATCAAAACACCCGCAAACCCGGCTGGAAAAAGTATTTTCGTGTAGCAAGCGCCGGCGGACAACTGAGCCCAATTTCAGGACAAAATCAATTTGGTTTGCCCGGATATAACCGACAGACCGGCGGTGACTACACCGGCGGCACACCCAATGATTTTGCTTTTCGCAACTATGCCAGTCGTTTGCCCGAAGTGTATTCAGGGCATCCTAATCGTGTTGAACGCTACAATCAATACGAAAACATGGATCAAGATTCCGAAGTCAATGCCTGCTTGGACATCATTGCTGAATTTTCGACACAGGTCAATCCCGACAACGGCACACCGTTTGATATCAATTTCACCGACGATCCTACTGATCACGAAGTGGAAATTATCAAAAAACAACTGCAACAGTGGACCAAACTCAACAAGCTGGATCAGCGCATATTCAAACTGTTTCGCAACACCATCAAATATGGCGATCAGGTATTTGTAAGAGATCCTGAAACTTTTGAAATGATGTGGGTGGACATGGTCAAAGTGGCCCGAGTAATTGTGAACGAATCGGAAGGCAAGCGTCCTGAACAGTACGTGATCCGTGACATCAACCCCAACTTTCAAAACATGAGTGTGGCAGCAAAAACCACACAAGATTACTATGTGAGCCGCTCGGCCGGTGTCACTGGACAAACCAACTACACTGCACCCAACGGTGGTGGATCTGCTGGTACAGGTGGCGGGCAAGGGCAAAGTCGCTTTACTCAAGCCATGAACGAGACCTGTCTGGATGCCAGACATGTGGTGCACCTCAGTCTCAACGAAGGACTGGATTTCTTTTGGCCTTTTGGGCAAAGCATCCTGGAAAATATTTTCAAGGTGTACAAACAAAAAGAGTTGCTGGAAGATTCGGTGTTGATTTACCGTGTGCAACGTGCTCCTGAGCGCAGAATTTTCAAAATTGATGTGGGCAATATGCCATCGCACTTGGCCATGCAGTTTGTGGAACGGGTCAAGAACGAAATGCATCAGCGCAGAATTCCCACTACCACAGGTGGCGGTGGCAATATGATGGACGCCAGCTACAATGCCTTGAGTATCAACGAAGACTACTTTTTTCCAGTGAGTGCTGACAGCCGAGGTTCTGATGTGACTACTTTGCCTGGCGGCGCCAATCTGGGCGAAATTGACGACTTGAAGTACTTCAACAACAAAATGGCTCGCGGATTGCGTGTGCCGTCGAGCTATTTGCCCACTGGCCCAGACGATTCAGATCGTGCCATGAGTGACGGTCGAGTGGGCACTGCATTGATACAAGAATATCGATTCAATCAATACTGTATGCGTTTACAGCGTCTGATCATGCAAAAATTAGATGATGAATTCAAAATGTTCCTGCGTTGGAGAGGATTCAACATTGATGCCGGCTTATTTTCGGTGAGCCTGTGCGAGCCACAGAATTTTGCCAGCTACCGCCAAAGCGAACTGGACACTGCCCGCATCACATCATTCTCACAACTGGAACCCATACCTTACATGAGCAAGCGTTTTATGATGAAGCGTTACCTGGGGTTGACCGAAGAAGAAATTGTGGAAAATGAAAAATTGTGGGAAGAAGAACGCGGCGAACCTGAACTGGAAACCACACAGGGCCAAGACCTGCGCAGTATTGGCATTACTCCGGCCGGTCTTGAAAGCGACATTGCCACTGGTGAAGAAATGGCTGGACCCGAGGCCGGTGCTGAAGCCATGCCCAGTACTGCAACAGCCCCTGGTGCTGTGCCTGCTGCGCCCACTGCGGCACCAGGCGGTGGCGTACCAGGTGTATAAATACTGCTATGATACTGAACGAAATTTATTCCAAAGAACCGGGCGCTTATCAAGATCTTAGCCAAGACAACAGTCAGCCGCGACTGGGCAACTTGCGCAAGACTCGATTGACTCTGCGCCAGCTGAATAAATTGCGTCAGATGAACGATGTTAGAAACTACGAGTATAAAGAAAAACTCAAACAGGTAAAAAAGCAGTACGCACCGCCTGCTGCTGCTCCTGCAATGTAATATACAATAAATTACACGACTGTTACAAAAAACAGTCAAAATACCTCAATTATTGGCCTCAAATATACTAATATTACTGGTATATAGTAAATACCTAACGAGCCATAACCATTGGAGGATTATATGACTAATAAATTTGAACAGTTGATCGAATACGTGATCAACGATGACGAAGCCAAAGCCCACGAGCTTTTCCACGAAATCGTGGTTGAAAAAAGTCGCCAGATCTACGAAAACCTCATGAATGAGGAAGACGGAGAAGAGTGCGACCATTGCCACAAACCCATGCCCGACTGTGTTTGTGAAGACCTTGAAGAAACAGCCCTGGGTGGCGACCCGGCCGATGAATTGATTCAAGGTGTTGAAACCGAAGAAACAGGCATGACCGAAGACGACGATGTTGAATTCGACGACAAAGCCGAAGAAGACGGCGAAGAACTCACACACGACATGGAAAAAGACCACGATCATGACGACAGCGCAAGCGAAGAAGATCTTGAAGATCGCGTTGTGGATCTAGAAGACAAGTTAGACGAACTCATGGCTGAATTTGAAGCCATGATGGACAACGGCGAAGAAGAAGTTGACTCTGTAAACGATATTGACGGCGGCGACGCATTGGGCATGGACGACACAGACACAGCCGAGTTTGACGACGAAGCTATGATGGAAAACGTCAAACTGGATGCAGCTCCTAAGCCAGTGACAGCTGAACAAGGCAACGGCAAAGCAGGTCCTGTGGCTTTCAATTCCGGCGCCAGAGGCATGCAAGGTGCCCCAGTAAAAATGACCGGTGACACTGCACAAGGCCGCAGTGCTCCAAAGTCTGGCGATTTGCCAGAAGCTGGACAGTTTAAAAATGTACCTGGCAAAGGTGGCTCCAACGCCAAATTGTCACCAGCTACCAAGCCAGTGACATCTCAGCCAGCTGGTATCAACACCAGAACACCTTTTCCTAAAGGTTAATTCCAAGATATGGCTCGATATCTACAAGAACATCTAAGCTTCACTCAAGCACAGGCGCAAGTCTTGCTTGAGGAAGCCGCTGATGGCTCCGGACAGAAAACCATGAAGTTTGTGGGTATCTGTATTGAGGGCGGCGTTCGCAACGCCAATGAGCGAGTATATCCTGTAAATGAAATTGCCAAAGCAGTTGACACCATTAACGAGCAAATTAAAACCGGCCATTCGGTTTTGGGCGAAGTTGATCACCCTGAAGATTTAAAAATCAATTTGGATCGTGTGAGCCACATGATTGAAAAAATGTGGATGGATGGCCCTGCAGGCTACGGAAAATTAAAAATATTACCAACACCGATGGGCGAATTGGTCAAGACCATGTTGCAATCGGGTGTTAAATTAGGGGTTTCAAGTCGTGGATCAGGAAACGTCGACGACAGAACCGGACATGTCAGTGACTTTGAAATAGTCACTGTAGATGTGGTTGCTCAGCCCAGTGCTCCAAATGCATATCCCACAGCAATTTATGAAGGCCTTTTGAATCACAAAGGTGGACAAAAATTGTTGAATATGTTCAAAGATCCAGCTAAGAGCAGCAAAGCACAGAGATATGTAAAAGACGAAGTGATTCGCTTGATACATGGTCTCAAGATTGAAGGGAAATAATATGCTAGATGCTATTAAACCGTTACTAGATAGCGACCTTATCAACGAAGAAGCTCAACAACAGATCTCCGAAGCATGGGAATCCAAGTTGAACGAAGCTCGTGAACAGGTACGTGCAGAGCTCAGAGAAGAGTTTGCACAACGCTATGAGCATGACAAACAAGTGATGGTAGAAGCCCTAGATCGTATGATAACAGAAGGTCTGCAGACAGAGATCCAGCAAGTGAGAGCCGAGAAGCAATCATTGGCCGAAGATCGTGTCAAGTTCCAAGGCAAAATGAAAGAGTCAGCCACCAAGTTCAACAACTTTATGGTGACCAAACTTGCTGAAGAAATTGGCGAACTGCGCCGAGACCGCAAAACGCACAGTGAAGGTATTGAAAAGTTGGAAAACTTTGTGGTACATGCACTGGCACGTGAGATTCGAGAATTTGCACAAGACAAACAAGATGTGGTCAACACAAAAGTTCGTTTGGTGCGCGAAGCTCGCAACCAGTTGGAAACACTCAAGGCCCGATTCGTAACAGAATCTGCCAGCAAAATGTCCGCTGCTGTTAGCACACATCTTAAGGCTGAACTCAGTCAGTTGAAAGAAGACATCCAAATTGCTCGAGAGAACAATTTTGGTCGTCGTATTTTTGAAGCATACGCAACCGAATTTGGAGCCACTCACCTCAATGAGAAAGCCGAAGTTCGCAAATTGCACGATACCATTGCTTACAAAGATTCTAAACTGGCCGAAGCCATTAAATTCGCCGAGAAAGCAAAAGTTCTCGTTGAATCCAAGGAACGCGAAATACGTATCATCAAAGAATCTAACCAGCGTGACGCTGCATTAGAAGAACTGTTGTCTCCTCTAAACCGGGAAAAAGCAGAAGTGATGCGCAATTTGCTCGAAAGCGTACAGACCAAACGTCTGCAAAGCGCCTTTGAAAAGTATCTACCAGCAGTATTGGAAGATCGTTCAGTAAAAGCCCAGAAAGTGATTACTGAATCCGTATCCATTGCTACCGGTGATAAATCTGCCCGCAGTCCAGATGTAGACCAAGTTGAACAAGAAAACAACGTGATCGATCTAAAGCGTTTGGCAGGGCTGTAAACCAAAGACATAATAAAGGAGACTTAAATGTCACAAGAATTGTTAGAAAGTCGTTGGGGCGAGACCAAAGAAGCACTCTTAGAAGGCCTGCATGGTTCTAAGCGTACATCTATGTCCGTTATCCTCGAAAACACCAAAAAGTATTTGCGTGAGAACGCAAGTTCTGGTTCTACTGTATCCGGCAACATCGCTACACTTAACCGTGTGATTCTGCCAGTGATTCGACGTGTTATGCCCACCGTTATCGCTAACGAGTTGGTCGGCGTTCAGCCCATGACAGGTCCAGTTGGCCAAATCCACACTCTGCGTGTGCGTTATGCACAGAGCTTGACGGACAACTCAGCAGCCGCCACAAGCGTTGCAGCTGGTCAAGAAGCTTTGAGTCCATTCACCATTGCTACTGCTTACTCCACAGTGCCACAAGCTACCACAACAGCTACTGGCTACACTGGTAACAACACAGCAACAATGGAAGGCACAGGCGGTAAACAGATCAGCGTTCAGATCTTGAAACAAGCTGTTGAAGCTAAGACACGCAAGTTGCAAGCTCGCTGGACATTTGAATCTGCACAAGACGCACAAGCCATGCACGGCATTGACGTTGAAGCAGAAATCATGGCTGCTCTTGCACAAGAGATCACAGCTGAGATCGACCAAGAGATTCTCTTGAGCCTGAGCACATTGGCTGCTACTGAGTACACATACAACCAAGCTACTGTATCTGGTACAGCTACATTTGTTGGTGACGAACATGCCGCATTGGCAGTTTTGATCAACCGTGTTGCTAACTTGATCGCACAACGCACACGTCGTGGTGCTGGTAACTGGTGTGTGGTTAGCCCAGCAAGTTTGACAGTGTTGCAAAGTGCAACAACTTCAGCTTTTGCTCGCACCACAGAAGGCACTTTTGAAGCTCCTACAAACACCAAGTTTGTTGGTACTTTGAACGGCGCTATGCGTGTGTTTGTAAACAGCTATGCACAAGATACAGCATCTGTGTTGGTTGGTTACAAAGGTACCAGCGAAGCTGATGCCGCCGCATTCTACTGCCCATACATTCCTTTGATGAGCAGCGGTGTTGTTTTAGATCCATCAACTTTCGAACCAGTCGTATCATTCATGACCAGGTACGGATTCGTGGAATTGACAAATACTGCATCTTCGTTCGGGAATGCCGCTGACTATGTTGGCGAAATTGCTGTTCAAAACTTATCTTTCTCCTAATCAGAGAACGCAGTTTATTTTTCTCAGGGATGGGAAGAAGCAGAAAAGGGCCGCAAGGCCCTTTTTTGTTGATTATAAATATTGATATGATATCAGGAATAAAATTTTCTGGATTGATTCCGGTCAAACATCCTAGCCCAGTTGGCAATGCTGACGGTTACTATCTCACACCAGCACAAGAATTGGCTCGACGTCAACAACAGCAACAACACCAAAATAGACTGCGTCGTGCTCGTTAAATTTTATACCAGCTGAGAAATTTGTGTATTTTGTCTGTGACTGATGCCCAGTCGCCCATTTTTGGCTGGCGGAACAATCTGGCTGTGCTGTACCACGGGCTCGAATCACGGCCCAGCAACCAACGCCAGTCCAATGCAAACTGGCTCAACATGACCCAGACCGGTCGACCCAATGCCCCACTCAAGTGAGCCACCGCAGTATCCACACTCAACACCACATCCATATGCATGATTAATCCGGCCGAATCAGCAAAACTCTGTATGGCTCCAGGGTAGGCCCGGACTCCTGCAGCCACCAGTTGGGCTTCTTCTTCGCCGGTACAATCGCATTGCAGATTGACCCATTCATAGCCAGGATTGCGGTTGATCAAATCTAACATGGTTTCAAACGGCATACCTTTGTGGCGATTGATCCAGGTGTCTCGACGACCACTCCAGCAGAAGCCCACACGTAGTCGATTTTTTGGGCCCAAAACTTGTTGCCAATGCCGTTGAGATTCTGCGGTGGCTGTTAGATAATACTGCACCGGTGCAATGTTCTGCAACGTTGATCCAATTAGACCGGGCACACTCATGATTGGAGTCCAGTAATCAAACGCTGGCACTGGTTGATCAAAACTGTACAATTCAGATATCTGTGCAACGCTGCGAAACAACGGAATCAAACTGGCATTGACCTGCACAATTACCCGAGCACCCCGAGCAGTCAAATCGCCCATGTAGCGTATAAATTGTATATTATCGCCGTGGCCTTGTTCGGCCATAACCAAGATGGTTTTGTCTTGAAGATCTTGGCCGGTCCATCTGGGCTGTGAAAAGTTGGGCAATAGTCCATTTAGATGCTCGTAACGCCAGCGACTTTCGTATTGTGGCCAACCGCGTTCATAATCGCCGGCCAACAGATAGGCCACAGCTAGATTAAATTGCGCTGTGGCATTGCTGGGATCCAATTGTATGGCTCGTTGTAAAAAAGGTATTGCACCTTCAGCATCGCCTGTTTCTCTCAATACGTTTCCGTAGTTGTTGAAAGCACCAGCATGCCGACGATCCTGAGTCATTACCTGTGCATAAAATGCCAATGCGCCTTCGGGGTTGTTTTCTTCTCGGCACTGATTGCCGTGTGCGATTAAAAGTTCTGTTTCCATGACTATATTTACTGAGCACTTGAGAACACAAAATATTTCTTTTCTATAAATACTGGTCAACGCATCAGGCGTTTTATGCTGAGGATTAACACCCAACAGCGTAGCGGTTAGAACCCGCATCGGACTTCTTTAAGGAGAAAACAAAATGGGTCGTCCTCTTAAAATTAAACAATCAACCACCATTGACATTGGTTTCAACAGCTTTGCCAATTTGGATCCTAACACAGCCGTGGTTCCGGTCGGACTGACAACTGCACAATTTTTAGGTGTAGTTGGCGGCAGCAATGCCAGCATTGCTACCAGTGCATATCCTGTGGTAAAAGTCACAGCCAATGTGAACGGTCAGGAAGGTACTGCACATATTATCACACAAAAAGGCACCACCAAGTACTTGGTATCAGGCGAAAATTCAGTCAATGCTGGATCATTTACTCCTGGCTTCAGTTATCAAATTATCAGCCTGGGCAATACCAACTGGACCGCAATTGGTGCCGGGGTCAATCCAGCAGTTGGCGCAGTATTTACAGCCACAGGTGCTGGTTCTGGCACAGGTACTGCCAGCGATGCTGGTCAATGTCAACTAGTGGCCAGTGGCACGATCAGCAGTGGCCAAATGAACATGGTATTCAACGTTGATGGCAATGCCAACTATGCAACTCGACTGACCAACAAGTACATTTTTGACAACAGTATTCCGCCAAATCGTTATGCAGTCAACTTCTTTGTTGCCGGCGAAACCACTGCGGTAACACTTGCCAGTGTTGCTGTTGCCAACACTGCTGGCTGGTTCACTGCCAATGCCAGCACTTTTACAACTGGTCAAATTATCAATGTCAGCGGAACCTTTACTGGTAATGCCACCATCACCGGTTACGCTAATCCAACAACTTATTATGTGATTGCTACCAACGGTACAACCACATTCCAGTTGAGTACTGCGGTTGGTGCTGCCAATATTGTCACTGTGGCTGGTAACACACGTGGTCTCACATTCAGTGAATCAGTTTCAAGCACAGACAAATCTGGTGCAGATATTGCCACTTGGACCAACGGCACTGGCACATTGACACTGGCACAAGCTCAGAACTTTACTTCCTAATAGGTCTTTGACCTACTATGAATCCCGCCATTGGCGGGATTTTTTTATAATCTTAGCATCATTGGGACTGCATAAATAATCAAAAGGGTCTACAAATGAGTTCGCCAATCAAAATTTCCAACACCAGTGGTGATTATACCATCACCTGTGCTGACGGCACTGGCACATTTAAGGTCAACGCGGCCAACATTTTGTTCAACGGCAATGTTACACAAATTGCCAACAGTATCACAACGGCTGATTTTATTACTGTTGCTGCTAACAATACTGGAAGTATCAACAACATGGGCCTGCTGGCACAGGCCAATACTACGTCTTATGCGGGATTTAGATTCAGCACCACTTCCAACACCTGGCAGATCAGTTCTCGAGTAAACAGCGACGGCTCGGCAATAGATCCATATCAGACACTGGCGGCAGGAAATGTAAATGCTGCCGGCAGCAACACACAAATACAGTTCAACGAATTGGGAGTATTTGGCGCCACATCAAACTTTACATTTGATTATGCCAACAATCGGTTGACCCTGACTGGATCACAGGCTTTGGTAAACATCGGCACTCCGGCCAACGTGGCCAATGCTGTGGTGTTATACAGCAATGCCGTGGGTGTGGGCGGCACTGGCCTGTATTTTACTTCCAGCTCGGCACAAGATGAGCTGATCAGCAAAACCAAAGCCATCACTTATTCTATTATATTTTAAGGAACTACAATGACCATAAAAACTTCGTACATAACTTCAGCAGGTAACACTGTTTATACCAGCAGTGGCAACACTGTGGTCACTTGGTTAAGTGCTACCAACTACAGCAATGCCACTGTGACAGCCAATCTTTGGGTAGTGCCAAGTGGTCAAACTGCCAGCAATTTGAACATGGTAGTGGCCAGCATTGACATTTTGTCATCGGCCAACACCACTGGTGGCGACACTTTCCAACTGTATGTGGGCAATGAAAAATTGATATTGGGCAACGGTGATTTTATCTATGCCAATGCTTCGTCAAACACACTCAATGCTGTAGTTTCCTACACGTCTATCTGATGGGATATCTAGTAAAAAATCGCAGACTTCAATCATCCAGCAGCGGGGTGGTTTTACCTACGGGGTCAGCAGCTGATCGACCAGATTCTCCAAATTTTGGCATGATGCGTTACAACACTGATTCACGACTGATAGAATTTTTTGATGGCACCATTTGGAACATTTTGGCACCCGGCGGAGCAGGCATCACATACGTTGTTGACAGCTTCATTGGCAACGGATCAACAACCGCATTTGAAATGTCATTGGCAGTGGCATCAACACAACAAATCATGGTGTTTGTGGGGTCGATTTATCAGAATCCCATACCAATTCCACCCGATTATTCAGCTGCCAGCTACAGTGTAAACGGTGGTACTACCCTAACATTTGCGTCGCCACCGCCTAACACCGTTCCAATCAACGTGATACATTCTTCTACCTAAGAAAATATGCCATGTCAATGATCAATTACATAAAAGGACAGATTTTAGCAAATGTACTCGAGAGAGACGGAATTGCTCTGTCTATTTCCAATGCCAACGTAGGTATCAATACTACATCGCCCACGGTTGCATTGCAGGTCAATGGTAATATTCTTGCCAACAATCTCAGCACCACTGGAAATGTTTCTAGTAACAATTTAAACATCAGCAACAATGTCACCATACTTGGAAATTTGGATGTTCAGGGCAATGTTACATTTAGAGACACTGATGTTATCATTACCAATGACTTGTACATTGAATTGGCCAACAATCAATCCACCTATGCCAACATCAACGGTGCTGGCCTGAATGTTGGTCCAGCTGGCACACCTTTGACCAATTGGACCTACAATACTTCGGCCAACAGTTGGACCACAAATGTGGGCGTGAGTGCTGTGGGCAATGTCACTGGCAATTATTTCATCGGCAACGGATCACAATTGACCGGCATTGATGCTACCAGTATACAAAATGGAACCAGCAATGTAAAAGTCTATGCCAACGGCAATGTGGCAACTTCTATAACTGGCACATCAAACGTTGTGACAGTGTCGACCACTGGTCAATATATTTCAGGATTGGTCAGTGCCTCTGGCAACATAATTGGTGCCAATATCAACGCCGGACAGTTGTACAATGCCACTGGCCTAACAGTCAGTACCGGATCCGGAAATATCAATATATCGCCAGGCGGCAATATTGTTTTAAACAACAATTACATCAATGGATTACAACTAACGCCACAACAAGATCAAGATGTTGCCAGCAAATACTATGTTGACATTCAAGCATCCACAGGGCTCAGCTTCCATACCGCAGTTGTAGCAGCCACAACCACAACTGCAACTACCGCCACGGGTGGTACTGTGACTTACACTCAGCCTAATGGAGTTTCGAACGGCGTAGGCGCATACTTGCAAACAACCGGTTCATTCAACTTGATTGACACTGCCAACGTGCAAACAGTTGGCACACGCATTTTGATTAAAAATGAAGCCAATGCTGTGTGGAATGGCGTTTACGGATGGGCCAATGCGACCACGGTCGTGCGTACGACGGACACAGACCAATATGGTCCCAACAGCACAGAACAGTTGAGTTTGAACGACTATTTCTTTGTAACAAGTGGCAACATCAATCTAGGTACCAGTTGGGTTGTCAGCGCACCGCCCGGAGTAATCACTTTTGGTTCTAGCAATATTGAGTTCAGTCAATTCAGTCAGAGTCAAATTTACAACGCCGGCAACGGCGTTGCTATTGCTGGCGTATTGATCAGTGCCAAAGTAGATGAAAACACCACAGCATTTGATGGCGGCGGCAATATCATTGTCAAAGCCAGCGCCAACTTGACCACTCCCAACATTGGTGCAGCTACCGGAACAAGCCTAAGTGTAACTGGCAATGTCACAGGTGGCAATATCATAACAGGCAATATCTTGTTGCGCAGCAATGGCAATATCAGTGTTGGTAATGTCAATATTAATAATTTGGCCAATCCGGTGGTCAGTTCAGATGCAGCAACCAAAGCCTATGTTGACAGTCAAGCTGGCAACGTCAGCGGCAATGTCATTGGCAATTTAATACCGTTGGGAACTCCTGCAGACGGTAGTTTGACTGTCAACGTGGCTTATCCTGGCTGGACCACTGCCACTTATGTAACTGACGGACTTGACGATCTCAATCAGGTGTCATTAAATATTGCCAAAGGCACTTATGTAGGACAAGCCAATCTCACAGGAACACCATTGTCGGGTTCTAGTCCAGTGACAGTGGCATTTACAGGCACCTACATTGGCAATGTCAACAGTTATCTTTGGGATTTTGGTGATGGAACGACCAGCACCAGTGCCAACCCATCTCATACCTACAGCAATGTGGCGGGTGGACAATTTACAGTCACTTACACTGCCTATAACACCAACGGAACCTACAGCGGCAATGCGGCCCTTGGCGCCAAAGGCAGTGTGTCAAGCACCACTAGAACAAATTACATCACACTGTATACGCCAACTCCTGTGAGTGCATTTACAGTGGCCAACAGCAGTATCAACTCAGGCAACAGTGCTCAGATCAGCAATGCCAGTCAATATGCCAACTACTTTGAATTGAATTGGGGCGACGGATCAGCCAACGCAAACTTCAATTCAGGATGGACCACACAATCACATACCTATACCAATTCAGCCAATACCGACAGTAGATATGGCATTGTGCTTACTGCCACCAGCAACACCGCTGGACCGGCCAATGTCAGCACAGTGTCCAGCACCAGTTTTGTAAAAGTTTATTCTCCACAAAGTCCTGCGTTCACGGCCAACACACTGAATGTGATCAATTATGCAGCCACCAGTGGTGGTGTGGTCAGTTTTAGAAACGACACACCAGGCAGTCCAGGTACCACTGCTGTGTATGGAGCGCAACAACTGTACAACTGGCAATGGGGCGATGGCACTGCCAACAGCAACGTCAATATTCAGTCTGGCCTGGCCGGCAACCCAGGCGCAGCCAACATCACTCATACTTTTGCATTGACCGCTGGACAACAGTCTGCCGGAACCACAGTGAATTACACAGCAAATCTCTGGCTGTACACTGGCTACAGCACCAGTCCATTCCGAGCCAGCAACGTCACAATCACTGTAGAACCCGAAGTGCGGGCCAACTTTCTGGGCACAGCCAACACACAAAGCGATGCGTCCGGTGCCACTGCACAAACTGGCTATATCTACACCGACTACAACGGAAACAATCGAGCCGTATTCAGTTTCCAAAACACCAGTCAGTTGGCCAATTTATACAACTGGAGTTTTGGCGACAGCACATATTCCAACGGTGTC